TTTAAGGGCCACCAATTTAACCCTCTGCCATAGTAATAGCATGTGATTGCTCACAGATGTCCTTAAAGTTATTAATTCCAACTAAATCGCATCCTCGAGCAGATCCTTTATATTCATCACCAACTTTTGAAAGTACGGCAACTGGTCTCTGATACTTGCCCGCAATCTTATTTGCAATTAATCCTGCGACATTCTTATCTATTACACCGCTTGGTTCAAGGAATAAAAGAACTTTGTTCTCCATCATATTCTTAGATACGATTTCGCCTTCAAGTTGAGCCATCATGTTATCTTGAACTGTTGTCTGTCTTTTCTTTACATTTGTAGAGTTCCTACAAGCTTGCTCTACTATTGTTTCAAGCTCTCCTGGTTTATGTCCTCTTTTAGTAGAAGGTAAAGTTTGGAAAGCATTGAAGCTTAACATAGATTTGAAAAGTATATCTTTTTCTTTTTGAGTGCCAGACCGCACATGAGCATTAATAAACGGTGTAATATACCAAGCCACTCCATGGGGCGTTACTTCGTCTCCTATTGAGAAAGCGTTCTTTTGGCACATAGAATAGAAATATGGGTTTGTAATATTCTTCAGTCCAAGCATAGTAAGATAATGCGTTTCTCTGTTACGCATATCAACCATATCACTAATCAAACCAAGAGCTACTAAATCGAGATATTTATCTATTCTATTTCTACCTTTTTGATTATCTACTGCAAGGCAAAATTTATATACAACTCCAACACCCGAAAGGTCTTTGTTCGGGTAATTGGGAGACATTTGATTATTGATAATAATTGCGTCTTCTGACATCTCTGAAGCTTCATGATGGTCTAAAACTAAAATATCTATACCGCCAGACGCCCATGCTTTATGATACTGATAATCATTAGATCCGGCATCAGGAATAATAACTAGATCATAACCACTACAATCAATATCCGACATACCATGCTCTTTTCCTTCATGCATAATATAATCAGTTCTTTGAAGAACTTGCACTGGCCATTGTTCAAACATCCAGTTTAACAATAGTGCAGAGCTAGTATAGCCGTCCGCATCAGAGTCTACAATTATTAGAATTTTACTTTCATTTTTAATATGCTTTAAGAGACAATCAATTCCTTTCTGCATATTATCTAATAACATTGGACTATGTAAATCATTAGGAGTTGGATTAAAATATTCATCAATTTCTGATAATTCCATTCCTCTATTAGTCATTACCTGTTGTATAGGAGTATATACAGGGTTTATATCATTCATTAATTGAAACTTCATTATCTACCTCCTGCCACAAAGAATCTCCATCACTATACCACTTTGTGACAGCATAACCAGCTTCATGAAGTTTTATAGCGTGTTCTATTGTTATATCTTTAGTACAATAGATTACTTTTACTTGATGTCCATGCACATAATCTTTCATAAACTAATCCTTCTTTCAAACAATTCTAAAAACTTTTCTTTTCCACAATCTATTGGAGAATCTTTATACCCAATTAAATCTTGAGTATCAAATAAGAAACTAATCTCTGCATACGCAGAATACTTTTGATGAATCTCCTTTAATTTATCTGTCCATTTCTTCCATTCTTGGTCGCCCAATTCTTTAAACTGCTTATCAAAAGCAATACATATCTCTTCTACTCCTAATGACAAGAGAAGGTTAACTTGATAGGCTGTTAAATTGCTTCCACATACCGCTACGGCAATAGGTGATTCAGTTCCAAAGTAAGTATGATATAATAATACTGACTTTTCACCTTCAAATATTATTGCCTTTTTTAGGCTTTTAATCGCGGCCGCAGCCTTATCGATGCCGTATAGATTGAAGCCTAATGGATGCTTATAATCAATTCCATTTAATATAATAGGACGATACTTACCATTTGCTTCATCTTCCACCGACAAAGCTCTTCCTCTGATTCCAACAAGTCGTCCATTGATATCATAATGCGGGATAACTATTTTATTTGCTCCTGGCTCATAACAGATATTGTTGGCATCGAGAGCTTCTTGACTCATGCCTTCAGCCAACCATGGAGCAATCTTAGGGTGCGGCAGATGCTGCAATATATTAGCATTATACTCTCCTAATACGATTTCCGATTGAGGAGTTTTAATTTCTAATCTATCATACTTATTAAGTATCTTCCAATCTTCTAAGGCTTGTTCTTCACCTCGCTCAATATTATCAACCTTTATGCCGCAAGCTCGACATACATAGTTAATAGCCTCTGGAAGGTTAATTTCTAAACCCTTTTGTATCCTAAAACATTTGATAGTTAATTCAAAAATATCAAATGCATCATTACACTCTGTATAGCAACGGAAGAGTTTACTATTTTCATAATAATACAGCTTTTTACTTCCTTCACCTGGCTGATTGTGGCAGATAGTATCAGAGATAAACCCACCAGATATTTCAGTAGGATTACCTCCAAAATCACTAACTATCATTAGTATCTGTTCAGTTGTTATTTGTTCTTTTAACTTTTGAACATCATACTGTGCCATGGAATTCGCTCCTTATTTCAGATGTGCAAGTAGGCCCATCCGACCATGAGATATGCCAATTATTCTGTAACGGACACATTGCATTTGTCCTTGTACAAATTCCGCAAGGAAGCCTATATGTGCAATACTCTGCATTATACGCATTACTTTTTACCGCTGTAGTATTATCATTATACATTAAAACGCACTCTCCTCTTCTACTATAACTTTAACATTTTCAGTATCTATAAATTTATAATTCCAATCTGTTACAAACATAGGATTAATGCGGCAAGTACCTAAATCTGACTTACACCACATATATACACCTTTATATCTTCCTCGTCTGTTCTTATATACAGAGATTTTAACTGTTGGAGTTTCATAAATTTGAGTTCCTAATACTGGCTCAAGAGCCTTTAAATCTTCCTCATTTACGGGAAGAATAATAGAACCCACATCAATCTTATCTGCAATAGCCTTAGCTCCTCGCAAGAGGTTCTGATCTGGTGTAGGACAATCTTTCCAATCTGCATTTAACTGTGTTGCAGATTCGATAAATACACCATATTCATTGGCAATATCTTTAAGACGAGTTGACATCATAAAGAGAACATTATCTTCTCTCAATTTTACTCCAGAACTACCACTTACTTCTGCTAAAATCTTCATACTCGTTGCGATATAGTCCATAAATACATAACTACAATCATGCTGACGAATATTTCTTTTAATTACATTCTCAACATCTTGAAGAGAGAAGTCGTGTAATTCTTCAATGTATATAGGAGATCTCTGTAATATCTCTGCAGCATGTTTAACCTTATCAAGTTCACCATCTCCATACTGACCAGTTACAATATGTTCCTCGTTCACATTTGATAAGAATGCCAACATCATTGTTTGAATTTCTTCTAAGTCCTGCTCAATAGTGATGTAAATTGCGGGACAGGCTAAACCGGTAGAGATCCAGTTATTAAATTTCTCATCCCACATCTCATCGCAGGCGATATGACACAAGTCCGCAATCATAGACCTAGTTTTACCATATCCAGAAGCGGCTGACCGCAGATAGAACTTTCTTAGTCTTGCTCCTCTTGTAATTGTATTAACCAAGTTGCCATAAAGAGGAACGCCAACCTCAGGAGTCTCCATCAAGCGAGTTATAAGATCTGTTATTCCTTCGCCGGCCTGTGCCGCATCTCCTTGAAAGTCGTCTACATATTTCATACGAATCATTGTTATTCTATCATCAACTAATGTTGCAATATCTCCAATGTTCGTTCTATCTAACCATTCGTCTTGAACTTGTCTTTTCTTTGTATCAATGATATTATTATAATCATAAATATCACTAATATTCATTCCAGCTTTCTCATATGCACGAAGCAAAGAGAACTTTTTTAATCTACCATAATAATAATCAAAAGATGCTGCCTGAGTATTTTCGGATACTTTGTCCAAGTATTCGTCTCCATGAAACTTATCATAAATAGCCAAAGACTTAGGCTTATCTTTAAGATAATCATTGATAGTTACTTTATTTATATTATCTACTCCTAATTCATGCAAATTAAGAATAGCTCCAAACACTACTTTATGGAAGTCTTCTGTAAAGTCTTCCTCGTTGAAGAAATACTTGTCTGACATATCTAATAAAGTAGGGTTATTATAGATATTGCCAATAACCTGCATGACGGCTGTTGTATCAACACATTTTGCCATTAACTACCTAAGCTCCCTTCAATGTCAAACAATCTTCTTTTACCACCTCGTTTGCGGACTGGTGGCTTAATCTTAATAACTACAGTTTTCTGCTCATGCTGTTCCGCACTAAAGCCCTCATTCTGTTGCTGTCTCTTCCATATATCGTAATAATAGTTTAAAGCCTGGTCATATATGTAAGGGAGGATACCAACTCCACCGTTTGCAGCATTAACATTACCACCTTGAATTTCAAAATGATAAATCAAAGCTTTTAGCATACCTGAGTAAGTATATCTATTTTCTACATGATACTTTTCAATTTGACGCTCGGCTTTATCACTAATCTCTGTCCAACTAAAGACTTTGCAGATATACTGTTCGAGTGCCTTCTTATCCCTTTCTTCTTCGGACATAGAAGCAACGTAAATCTCGGCACACTCTCTATGAGCATACCGTGTCTTGTTTGCTTTTACGCATTTATCGGAGTCTCTTTCAAGCATCGCTCCGCAATAAAGACATTTTACTTTAGGCATCTATAAATCCTTTCAAATATTATATATTATAATTATATCATAATTTATATGCTTTGTCAAAAATAGAGGAGTTTTGCAACTCCTCTATAATGATATAATTACTGAAGCATTCCCTTAACTTCCGTAAGGATTAAGTTAAGTGCTTCTACCTGGTCTCTTGTAGTTTCTGAGACTTTCTTGCCCTTACCTAAATACTTCTCAATAATCTGAGTGATTCTTGGCTGGAAGAAATCTGGATTAGTATCCATAAGTTTTCCTGTGACAGATGTGAACTCTGCCATAATCTTATCGAAATCAAGATCCGCAGTTGTATCTTCGTAAGCTGTTGTTCTATTTGCGGTAAAGAGGGTTGGATCATTAGTCTCATTAGCCTGCTTATCAATAGAATCCGCAATAGCTTTTGTTAAAGCATCATAGTTGAAATCGATGTAGTCTGGAGTATATGGGAATCGAGATCCGGCCATATATCGTGGAGTACCTCTCATAAACAACTTTGTGACATTCTTATTATCTTCTATTGTAATAACTCTTGAATATCCAATAATATCAGACATTCTTGAAACAATATTTGAAGCTCTATCTTGAAGAGTAGGTACAATCTTATTAAACTCTTTGCCCTGCTCGTCTTTGAATGTCTTATCAACAGAGTGAGATATCATTACAAGTCCATAACCCTTCTGTATAATGCTTCGAAGTGTTTCATCGAACTCTTTATCTCTCTTTCCATAACCACCGCCGTATGGAATCTCTCCAATAGACGATACACCATTCATACTACAAATATATTTATCACATAAGTCCCATGCAATATCAACCGTATCAATTACGATTGTTTCATACATATCTTTTGCTTCTGGCTTATCTAACTGAAGTAATACCTGTTTAATCTCACCCCAAGAGTTAATTGGGAGAGCTTTGATACCAGGGATTGCCAAATAGCCTTTCTCACAAGCAAGTAAGAGTGCCTTAGGGAAGCGAGATGCAATAGTTGTCTTTCCAGACTTAGGTGAACCATAAAAAAATACTGTGTAACCTCTCAGGTCACGGCTGACCTGATGAGGCTGAACACTTAAAATATCTAACATTCCCATTCGTTATCTCCTTAATTAAAACTTGAAATCGCCAGTTGCTGGAGCTGCCGCTGAAGCTGCTACATTACCGAAAGATGAATTTGCGGCCGATGCTCTTTCATCGTTTCTCTGCTTAACAGCTGCAAGTGTAACCTCCCTTGCCGCAATAGCTGCCTTAAGTTCGTCTGCTGTAAGAGTATCCTCTGCAGGGAATGCATAAGGTGCAGGATTAGCATGAGTTACAAGCCATACCTTTCTACTTGAAGTTGTCTTTGTTACAGAGTCGCCACCAAATGCAGACTGCTCAACAACTTCCTTAACGATATTCTGAGATACGATAGGACCCCATACCTTTGTGAATACAGGATTTGTATTGCTTGCGCCAAGTCCCATAAAGTAGTTGATACCATTTGGATCTTCTACTGTGAATGTTACTGGGATAAGAGCGCCTCTAAAATCAAATGTACATCCCTTAATATCGGCATGGTTCTTAGTTCCAATTTCGGGATTACCTTCGATAAGTGCAACAGATGTAATTACAGTATCAACCTTAAAGTTTGTTCTATCCTCAACACTTGCATTAAGATTATCTGCAAGATGAATGAAACCACCTTCTGCTCTCTGCTGAGATACCATCTGTCCATCTCTACTAATGAAATCATTAACATTGATAGAGCAATCAATACGGACCTTCATTGCCGCATCTTTGCCATCTGTTGACCAAGTTTTACCAACATTCAAAAGGTTGTTAAGAGTTGTATATGAAGCATTCTCTGTTCCCTTTGAAGTCTTCTGTGTAAGATATGTTACATAATAAGTTACCACATTGAGGCCTTCCTCATCGGTAGCAACCTGAATGTTTCCTCTAATATATTCTGTACCAGGTGCCTTACTATTCTCACCAGTTACTCTCTTCTCCAAGTTACATGCGTAAACTCTACCTTCAATGTGTACATC